ATGGTACATTCACCGAGCGCAATGACAGCAGCTTGGTTGAGCATTCTGGTCTATGCATCCTGGACTTCGACCAATACCCAACCAAAAAGAAAATGATGGAGGAAAGGAAGCGGCTGATTGCTGACCCCCATGTGATGATGGTATTCACTTCGCCATCTGGCAATGGCTTAAAAGCTGTCATCAGAATACCGAAGTCGGACAAGGTAGAGCACAAGCGCAGATTCACAGCATTCGGCAAGTACTTCCAGAGTGAATACTTCGACACAAAGAACAGCAACGTGAGTCGGGTGTGCTTTGAATCCTTTGACCCTGACATCTACTTCAATGAGTTCTGCCAGGTATTTGAAGGCATCGAGCAAGACCAAGGCTTCAGCTACACCGAGCGCACTCCCATCTGCATTCTATCCGATGAGGACAAAATCATCAGCTTGATTGAACGATTCGACCATGGATGTCAATTCGAGGAGGGCAGTCGCAATGAATTCGTGTTTAAATTAGCAGCAGTTCTCTGCGAGTATGGCATTGGGAAGGATACGGCAGAGCAGTACATATGGACCAAGTATGCTCAAGGCACCAGCTTCAGCGAGCAAGAGATGGTAACAACCATTCGCTCGGCTTACAAAAAAGCCTCATACGGCATCAAATACTTTGAGGACAAGGATACGTTCCAAAGAGTACGTCAAAAGCTAAAGAGCGGCATCGCAGACGATGACATCAAGAAACAACTGAATGTGCGAGAGGATGTCATTGAGGATATCAAAAAAGAGATTCAGACTGGCGATGATATCTTTTGGTCAGTCAATGAGAATGGAAAGATAACAATACAGCCATCCAATTACGCTGAATTCTTGGTCAAGAACGGATTCAATAAGTACTATCCTGAGAATGCTGAGAAGCCAACCTTTGTAAGAGTAAAGGAGAACAAGGTCCGAATATCATCGGCAGAACAAATCAAGGACTTTGTGCTCAACTATCTCCAAAGCAAGGGTGAGATGGATGTGTGGAACTACTGCTCCAGGAATGCGTTTCTCTTCAATGAGAACTTCATCAATATGATTGACAGCATCAACATCTTAATGCTCCAAGATAGCAAGGATGCATCATACATCCCATTCAAGAATGGTGTTGCCAAGATATCCAAGAATAAAGTGGAGCTGAAGAGTTACATCGATGTCGATGGATACATTTGGGAGAATCAAATCATCGAGCGAGATTTCACCAAGCTGGATGACTGCACCAATGACTTCCAAGATTTTGTCAGTAAGGTGTCAGCAGATGATAGAGGCAGAATCAATGCGCTTGAGACAACACTCGGCTACTTGATGCACACATTCAAAGATAAGACTGACCAGAAAGCAATCATCTTCAATGACCAAGAAATCGATGACAATCCGAATGGTGGCTCTGGTAAGTCACTCATGCTGGCTGCACTCGGAAATCTGCGCAGAGTGGTCAAGATAGATGGCAAGAGCTTCAATCCATCCAAGTCTGATTTCGTTTATCAGCGAGTAAACCTGGACACGCAGATTCTGGCATTCGATGATGTGCGTAAAGCATTCGACTTCGAGCAGCTATTCAGCCTCATCACCGAGGGTATCACCGTCAACCGCAAAAATAAAGACGAGATATTTATCCCATTCAACCGCTCGCCAAAGATTGTCATTACAACCAACTATGTCATCAGTGGTGCAGGCTCCTCTCATGATCGCAGACGTCATGAGCTTGAGTTCTATCAGTACTTTCACAGCAAGCGCAGCCCATTAGATGAGTATGGTCGCCTATTATTCGACTCCTGGACCGATGAGGATTGGTTGAAATTCGACAATTACATGGTCAAGAACCTTCAGAAGTACCTATCAAATGGATTAATGAAAGCCATCAGCATCAACGCAGATGCCAAGCGACTCATTCAGGCAACGTGCAAGGATTTCTTTGATTGGGTGGAGGAAGGCAACCTCGCTCTCGATGTGTACCACTACAACGGCAGCAAGATTCAAGAATTCACATCTGAATTCACATCATTCAAGGAGCTTGAGCCACGCAGATTCCTCAAATGGGTGCAGTCGTATGCCGACTATAAGGGCTACAACATCACAAAAGGTCGAAATCACAACGGCAGATACTTCATTCTCGATTCGGGAACTCCCAAACCGACTCCAGAATCTGATGATATTTGGGATGAACTTAACGAAAAAGCGAAGCAATGAAAAAGACAGCACTCGAATGGTATGCAGAACAAGCAATGCGATTAGAAATAGAAAAAGCAAAAGGAAATATATCAATGAATGAAATGCTTAATCAATTATCTAATGTTCTTGACCAATCCAAAGAAATGGAAAAGGATCAGATATGCAATGCCTATGTATATGGTTCTGCATATGGAATCAATATGCAAGATGGATTGCATCCAATTAATTACTATAATGAAACATACAAAAAATGACACGACAACACCGACAAATCCTAAAAGATTTACAATTGAAGCACAAAATGGAAAAGTATCCAACCATCCCACCGCATCTCATCGCCCTGGACCAATGGAATGACAATTCCGCCAATGCGCTCACCAAATCAATCATCGCATTCCTTCAGTTCAGCGGATGCCAAGCGGAGCGAATCAACACGATGGGTGTGTATCGCAAGAAATACCGAACAGATGGAGTGGCTATCGGTGGTCAGTGGACCAAGGGCACCGGAACACCAGGCTCGGCAGATATCTCCGCAACGATCAAGGGGAGGTCTGTCAAGATTGAGGTCAAGTATGGCAAGGATAGACAGTCTGATGCACAGAAAGCATACCAGAAAGCCATTGAAGAGGCTGGTGGTGTGTATGTTATTGCAAAAGATTTTGAAGGATTTTTGAAATTTTATGAGCAATTTTGTGAATCAATCAAATAAATCAGTATATTTACAATTCAAAACAACAAAAAAAACGATTATGACTACAAAGAAAGCGGAGGCTACACTCGCAGAGCCAATGAACATTTGGCAAAAATTACACGCTGCCAAGCAGCAAATCGGAAAGGTTGCAAAGAATGCAACGAATCCTCATTTCAAAAAGAGCTATGCTGACATCAATGCGCTGCTCACAACGGTGGAGCCTATCCTCCACGAGCATGGACTGCTTCTCTTGCAGCCAGTGGTGGGCAATGATGTGGTGACTCGTATCATCGACATCGATTCTGGTGAGGTCATCGAGTCATTCATGAGCCTTCCAGTTATCACAGACCCACAAAAGGTGCTCGCTGCCGTCACTTACTTCAGAAGAGGTACATTGCAGTCACTGCTCTCACTTCAAGCCGTTGACGATGATGGCAACACAGCAGCAGCTGCGCCTCAAGGCAAGCCAACGATCAACGCAGAGAGATTCAAATCAGCACTCGAAGCAATCGAAGCTGGCAAGTACACAGCACAACAGTTGGCTTCCAACTATGCACTAACTGAAGCTCAATCCAAAATGCTTGCACTATGAAATGGCATCCATCGCAAATCGGTAAGCTGATGACCAATGGCAGAGCCAAGGACAGCATCGGAGAAACAGCCAAGAGCTACATCAAGCAGTGTGCAAAGGAAGATTTCTACAACTACACCACAGAACTCAACAACAAGTACATCTGGAAAGGTAGAGAGCAAGAGCTGGAGTCAATCAATCTGCTCAACTCGGTGAGGTTCACTGACTATGTCAAGAACGATATCACCATTGAGAATGACTATCTCATTGGTACGGCTGATATCGTAACAGAGGACCGCATCATCGATGTCAAAACATCGTGGTCTCTCGATACATTCCCAGAATTTGAAGAGGATGCCTATAAGCCAGAGTATGAATGGCAGCTTCGAGCATACATGATGCTCTATGACAAGCCATGTGCCGAGCTTGTATACTGCATGGTCACCACTTGGGATGAGTTCCTAAACGAATACGAGAATCTCCAGCTCCACAGAGTCGACCACCATGCGCCAGAGAAAAGAATCACAGCCCTTTGGTTTGACAGAGATGAGTTGCTTGAGGAGAAGATGATTGCTCGATTGAAGGAAGCATCAGATTTATATCATGAATATTATGAACGATTAAATAACAAATAAAAATGGAAGAGCTAAAAGCAAAGGGCACTATTCACCACCTTGGTGAAGCCAAACAAGTGAGTGAGAAAATGAACATCAGAGAATTCGTTCTATCAATCGGTGACAAGTATCCGCAGTTGGTACAGTTCCAAGCAGTTAATGAGCGAGTGAAGTTCCTGGAGACAGCAAGAGTCGGTCAAGAATGCGAGGTCAAGTTCGACCTTCGAGGCAGAGAGTACAACGGCAAGTATTATGTAAGCCTCAATGCATGGGATATCCGCATCGCAGCACCATCAAAACCAATCACAGATGAAATCGATGACGATTTACCTTTCTGATGGCGAGAACATTCGGGACTTCATCCATAAAGAGTTGAGGTCCCGA